TATTTCGTGCTGGTCGTGAGGCCGAAGAGCTTCTTCTTCTTCTGGATATCCGAATAGTACGAAGCATCGAAGCCGTTGCCCAGGATGTTGCCGACTGACTGCGGACCGCTCGACAGGCCGGTACCGATGACGCTGGTCTTGGAGCCGAACAGCCCGCCGAGTATCCCACCGATCACAGGGATCTTGCTCAGCACCGAACCGATGGCGTTCGCCTTGAAGCCCTCGTTCACGCCGGTCGACGCGTCGATGTTGCCGGCGCGTGCGACCAGGCTGGCGACGCCACCGATCTGACTGTCGATCGACTTCAGCGAAGCCGCCATTTCGCGGGCGAAGGTGTTGGTCACGGTGTCGACCTCCTTCAGCGCATCGATCGCGTTCTTGATGCTGTCGCTCTTCGCCGACGAATCGCCGAGCACGGTACCGGTGCCGCTGTTGGTCGGTGCCAGCGTGTTCTTGCCGCCCCCGCCGAAGGATCCCGCGATCGAGACGCCGATCGACGCCAGCGCGGCGACGGTCGCGGCGCCGGCCGCCAGGTTGAGCGGGAACGGCAGGCTCTTGATCGCATTGACGACCGCCTCGGTCGCACCGACCGCGATACGCGCCACGCTGTTGGCGATCTTGGTGCCGGTCTCGATCGCATCCTGCGCGATCGCGCGGACCGACAGCGCGAACTGGACCAGGCGGAATGCCTTTTCGGCGGTGGCCATCGCCTTGTAGCCGTCCGAGCCCTTCTTGAAGAACCCCTTGGCGGCAGATGCCATGTCGCCGAAAGCGCCGATCTGCGCCGACGACGAGCGGATCGCGAACATTTCGTTCTCGCGATCGATGCGTTTCTGGTCGCCATGCGCATCGCGGATGGCCGCGGCGTGCGCTTCCTGGAGCTTGGCCTGGTCGGCATAATAGCCGGTCATCACGGTGAGCGTATCGCCGATCGCCGTGCCAACGCTGCCGAATGCCTCCGACATGCCCTGCGCTGCGCGCTGCGCGCTCTGATCGATCGTATCGAACAGATCGGCGGTGGCCGTCAGCGAGGCGTTGTAGGCGTCCTGCTGCTCGGTCAGTGCCTGCTGACCGACCGCGATCTCGACCTGCTGCTTCACATAGGCGTCGCGATCGGCCGGATTGAACTTTTGCGCCTCCTGCATCGCCTTCAGCGTGGCGAGCGCGCGGACGCGTTCCATATCGGTCGCGCCTATCAGGCGCTGCTCTTCGCGCAGCTCGGCGAGCCGATCGTTGCCGGTTGCCGTCTCCGAATTGAACTGCGCTGCGCGCTCCGACACGGTGAGCGCGTCACGCGCAGCGCGCTGATCGGCCAGCGCCTGCGTCGCGCGCGCCGCCTCGGTCGTCAGGCCACGCGTGCGCGCGGCCTCGATCGCGGCGAGCAGCGGCAGATCCGAGATCTGATCCTTGACCAGGTCCGCCGCGCGCTCGGCGGGCACGAGGCCGGCCGCGACCTGCGCGTTGACGATCATCTGCGCCGCGGCCTGGTTGCGCGCGCCGGCGGTCGACTTGGCGGCGTCCGATACGCGCTGCGCGATTGCGAGGCGAACCTGACGATCGACAGAGGCTTCGATATCGGCCTGCTGCTTGATCGCCTTGCTCTCGGCTTTCACGCGCGCCTCGGCGATCAGCGCCGCGGCATCCGAAACGCCATAGGCTTTCGCCAGGGCGTACAGGTTGCGGATCTGCGCCTCGACTGCCTCGGCATCGCGCACGAGCGATTCAGCGTGACGATCGACCGGCGTCTTCTTCGGCGTCCGGTCCGCCTTGATCTCGTTCGCCTTCTTCGTCAGCCGCTCGTGCGCCTTGTCGATGATGTTCTCGGCCGCCTTCGAGACAAATGCGTTCGTGCCGTTGATCACCTGACCCGCGCCCTGGGCGTATCCCTTGCCGAACGCCTTGCCGAGATTGCTACCGGCGTTGGTCACCGCGGTTGCGGTATCGCTCTGCCCCATCGCCTTCAGGATCGGACCGGCATAGTCGCTGATCGCGCTGCCGATCGACTTCAGCCAGCCAGAAACGCGGTTGTAGATCGACGAGAAGATCTCCGATATCCAGTTGCCGGCCCACTGTGCCGCGGCGACAACGGGCGCGAAGAACTGCGCGACGGCCGCGGCCGCGGCCGACACATAGGCCGAGACAGACGTCGAGATGCTGCTCCACAGCTCGACGATCGCCGCATAGGTGCCGGTGAACGTGCCGTAGATCGATGCGAGGAAGCCCTGGACCTGCTGCGCGTCGTTCGGCGAGAACAGGTAATCCATGATCGACTTGCCCGAGCCACCAGCGTTCATGCCGTCCGAGATCGTCTTCCACACGCCGGCGACCATGTCGCCAGTGGTCACCGATACGTCGCCGAGCTTCTTCATTTCCTTGTGCGTCAGCCCGAGACCGTCGGCGAATTTCTTCATGCCGGCATCGTCATCGATCTGCTGTTTCCAGCGATACAGCGCAACGCCGGCGACGGACGCAACGGCGATCGCAGGCAGGAACGCGACCGCGAGCCCGCCGACTTCGGCAGCGAAGCCCTTCAAACCGCCCTCAGCCATCTGCGCGACCTGGAAGATCTGCGCGCCCTGCTGAATGAGAACCTGCATAGGCTTCTGGCCGGTGAGCAACCCTTGCGTGATGTCCGGCAGCTGGACGGCGATGTTCTTCAGCGCACCGCCGCTCTTACGCATGGCTCCGCCCATCTCGTCGTGCGCCTGCCCGACCTGTCGAAGCCGTCCAGACAGGACGTCCTGCTGGCGGGCGTATTCAGCGGGCGCCGTCGCGCCGGAATGATACAGACGCGTCGACTCGGCGATCTCGGCGTTGAGCCGCTTGGTCGCGGCGTAGAGCGGATCCGTCGCCAGGCGCAGCTGCTCGGCCGCGGCCGCGTCGGCAACCTGCGCATCGTGCGAACCACGGACCATGGCAGCGAGGCGCTCATGCTCATTGGCGAGCTGCTTGACCTCGGCCGCAGCGGTGCGGGCAGCGCGTGCCTCGTCCTCGGCGAACTTGGCCGACAGGGCGCTGAATGACGCGCCGGCGTCGGTCGCACGCGGCCGATCAGCTCCGCTGGTACGATCTAGCGCCGCTTGCAGGCGAGATTGCTCGAGGAGTTGGGCGTTGACCGCCGCCTCGGCCGCAGCGCGTGCCTGCGCCGCTTCGACCTCTTTCCACGCCGCCAGGCCCTGGCGCCGGTGAGACTCGAACAGCTGATACGCGTGGTCGGCCTCGCGGATCGCCTGCGCTTCCATCTCGGCAGCGCGAGCAGCCTTATTTGCGGCGTCGAACTTTGCCTCGGCCGCCGCTTCCGCCGCTTGCGTGGCACGTCGCGCGGCCGCGAATTCTTTATCGAACAGCGCCGCCTCTTCCGCGCGGATCCGCTGCGCAAGTTCAGTCAGGCCCTTCTGTTCAGCGGCGGTTGCTCTGAACTCGGCGTTCATCGCGCGGATCTCTTCGCGCGTCTTGCCGAACGTGCTGTTTTGCCGCTCGAGCTGAGCGACCATGCGCTCGCCGGCTTTCTCGACGTTCGCCATAGCCATACGGGCCGTATGAAGTTCGCGCGACGCAGCGTTGCCGAATGCGACGATGTTCGACGTGCCACCCGAGACGTCGACCATACCGCGCGTGGCGCGCTCGATCTTCGTCGCATCGGCCAGTACCTTGGCCTCGGTCGAGTCCATTGCGGCCTGCAGCTGCAGAAGCTCGCCGAAGGATCCGGCAGTATCGATGATGAAGCCGACTTCGAGTGCCGGGGAGGAATCGTCCATGGACATAAATCATCCTCCCCGGTCACTAGCCCAGCAGCGCGCGCAGTTGGGCTTCTTCGATATCCAGCTCGCGCTGGGTCACAGGCGCCCGCCATGGCGGCGGGCAGTTCTCGCTTTCGGCACAATGGCCTTCGGCGAGGTACGCTTTGGACAGATCGCGGATCAGCCGAGCCTCCCAGGGCTCGAGCCGGACGCAGGTATTTTCCTGCCATGCGGCGATCTCTCGCCAGCTGAGCGGTACCGAACCCATCCCCGCCGCTTCGGTCAGGCCCATCTCGATCAGGTGACCGATGAGATGAGGCGCCGGATTTGGCGGCGTGGGCGGATCGATCTTCTTCCGCTTCAGATCTTCCAACCGGCTCAGCACTGGTCCGACCGGCTCTTCTTTCCCGCGTCGACTACGGGCATCCGGCTTTGGCCTGGCGTGAAGCCAGGCCATCTGCCGGATGTATAGGGTCAGGCCGCTTTCGACGCGGCGCTGAAGTTTCCCCAGTCACCGACGTACTTCGCCACCTGCCGGGTGATGAAGCCGAGACCCTGGTTGGAATAGACGATGCGGGCCAGATCCTCACCGGTGACCGGCTCGGCCGCGCCTTCGGGCTGATATTCGAAATTCTCGAACGACGCCGTGAGGGCGGCGAGATCCTCGGCGGTTTCGGCAAGGCGTTCCTCGGGCGTCGCAGCGGTGATCTTGCCGTCATTGTCCTGCATGCGCTTCAGCGTGCGGGCGGACTGACGGGACTCGACGACGCCGAATGCCTTCGAGCCCGGGCCATGCAGGTGGATGCGGACAGGCAGCGTGCGCTCGGCATCGGCGAACAGCAATTCGCCGGCCGGGTTCTTCAGATGCAGGGCGGCGGTGGAGGCGACGGCGAGCAGTGCGATATTGAACTTCATGGGATTGATCCTTCGCGGGAGGATGGCGCACCAACCCGCCCCGCACCCGCGATAGCGAGGCGAGCTGGTGCAAAGGGAGCCGGCGTCGCGGGCGCCGGGAGGGGAAAGGGGTTAGGCTGCTGCGTTGACCTTCACCGGCTTGGTGCAGATCTCGATCGTCGGCGCGGCCATCAGCATGCTGTCGGCGCCATCGACCGTCTCCGGCATGCCGAAGGTGCGGCCCTGGAAGTACCGCTTCGAGCCGTCCTGATAGGTGACCTTGAACGAGTAGAGCTTCTGGCTCTCGTCGTCCCCGGACGTCTGCAGGATGTTCTGGCCCGCATCGGCACTGTCGAGCGCCACCGACGGCTGCAAAGCACCGTAATCGGGCGAACCCTTATACTTCTGCTTGCCCCCCTTCAGCGGCTGGAATTCGACCTTTGCGAACGTCGTGCCGATCGTGCCGATCTTCTCGACGTTGCCGATCTCGGTCATCGTGAGCGCGGCGAAACCGGTGGCATCGTTGGTCGCCGGGGAAGCAACGCTGATGGCGAGCGTCGAGCCCGCCGCAGTCTGGGACGTCATAATTCTCTACCTTTCGTGAGGCGAGCCGGCTCGGCCGGCAGAAGGTCGCTCGCGCGGACGCGAGCGACGGGGGTTAGCTGCGGGTGCGGCCGGTCTTGGCGGGCTCGCCGGTATCGTCGGCGACAGCCTCGACCAGGCCGGCCGCGCTGTAATTCTCGAGTTCGCCGGCGGTGACTTCGATGGTCGTGCCAGCGGTGAAGCGCTTCTCGCTGCCGGCGTCGGTGAAGTCGCGCTTCACGGTCGCCTTCACGGTCTTGGTCTCGGTATCGGACATGGTGGTCTCCTTGGTGGTCAAGCGGGGGCGTCGAAACTGACGCGGAAATCCTGAGCCTGTTCGAAGCTGTTGCCGGGGCCGCGCGCATCGGGACCGCGGCCGGCGGTGAGCACCGAAACATTGGTCGCGCCGGCGTAGCTGCCGGTCCGGCCCGCACAGGCCTTGACGGCGAGGCGTATGGCCTCGCCCTGGTCAGCATATTTATCGGCACGCACGGTGACGGAGACGCGATCGATCGTGCGGACGGTCCCGCTCCGTTTCAGCATCTGCCGCTCGACATTGCTGACCAGGCGCACGAGCAACGCCGGCAGCACGACCTGCTCAGGCAGCGCTCCGGACTGGATGCTTTCGGCCGCGATCAATTCGATCAGCGGCGCGTGATCGAGCAGCAGCTCGCCAATGATATCGACACCGGTCATGCGTCATCGCTTTCCGGTTCGGCGCTGGCGACGATCCCCGACGGGGTGACATGCGCGTTGATGTAGCTCTGCGCCGCGGCGATCGCCTCGGCGCCCTTGATATCGAGCGACGGCCGCAGGAACGGATGGGGCTTGGCGCCGGGGTGCCAGACGGTTTCGCCGACGAACTTGCCGCCGATAATCATCGTGCGCTTGTCGATCGCGTTGATCCGGGAAACGCTTTTCCCGCCGCGCTCATCTTTCGCGATCGAGATGAAATGGGCGTCGGTGCCGTATTCCAGCCAGTTGGCGATCGCCCGCCCCCAGCCCTTTCGCACCGTGATCTTGACGGTGATCCGGCCAGCTTCTGCCTTGCTGCGCATGACGAGCGCGTCGTCGACGTCGGAAGAGATCGATCGCTCTTTCGCCTCGGCCAAGATGATCTTGCCGCCGGCGCGTGCCGCGCCGCGCAGGACCTTCTTTTCCAGTTCGCCGGGCAAACGCTCCATGAAGTGCCGGACACCTGCACCGCCGCGGCTGGTGGCCATCAGCTACGGGCCGCGCGGGGATTGTAATCCTCGACCATCAGCTCGGTACCGCCGCGTCGGCCAAGCTCGGCCGGCCCCGCAACGATCTGCATGATCCGATCGCCGAGCACGAGCCGCATGCTCGGATCGATATCGTCACGCCAGTACATGCGGACCCGCGCCGGTCGCGTGCTGGTGGTGAAACCGCCCTCGAGCTGCTCGCCTCGGCTGGGCAGCTTGTCCTGGATGCCGACCCAGATCTCCTCGACCAGCTCCCATTCGTCGGCGCCGGCGCTGCCGAAGGTCGTGCTGGGCACCTTGCGCTCGAGGCGCACCAGGTCCTCAAGTTCGCCGGGACGAACGACGATCATCCGACCGACTGCGCCATGTAGCGGCCGATCATCGGGCGGAGCTGGTCGTCGGTGAGCTGCGGCGCTTCACGGTTCACGAAGAAATCCGACAGCGCGAGCTTCACGCAGTGCACCACCATGGCGGGCACCTGATCGACCGTCGACCAACCCGCCGCGCCGACCAGCTCGCGGCCGAGGAAGCTCTCGATCCGTCCCTGCGCTGCCGGGATCAGGTCCAGGACCTGCGCGTCGGCGCTGACGCTGACGCGCAGGAAGGCACGCGCAGCGGCGATCGTCAGCACGCCGCTATCGATCGCCGCTACGTCGACCATCGCTTAGGCGGCCGTCTTTTCGCCGGCCTTCGCCGGGGTGTGCTTATTGGCGATCTTACGATCGACGAGATCCTTCTCGACGTCCGTGTCGAACTTGGCGACGTCGTCCTTGTTGTAGTGGGCGCCGACGGAGTGGGCGTGGTTGAAGATGACGGTCATGCTGGTCTCCAGATGCACCTCGGGCGGCCGAAGCCGCCCGAGGTGAGGTTGGTTGTGATGGACGGCGATCAGGCCGCAGGCGGGT